GTATAGAACAAAAAGGTAAGAATGCTAATGCAGGACCTCTACCTTGAACACTATCTAAAAGTATTTGATACTTTAGATTACTTGTGAATATATGTTTTTGCTCATCTCTTAATTCGTTATAATCGTTTCTATCTTTCTGCAAAGATACTTCTTCAGGTCGCCAGAAGAAACCTAATTGTCTTTGTGTTAGTTTGTCGAATATAGGATATTTGAACTCATCATATCGTTGCATTCCTTGGTCTTCACCAAAAAACATCGCTTGTTTTGTAAAGTCAACTTTCTTTTGATTAAATACACTTACCATTTCTTTCTACTCTCTTTCTTTTAAATCATAAAAAAAGTCTTCGCTATCACCTGCGGTCCACTTGTTCTCACCTTCTACGCCATACTCTACTGTAGAAACTTTAAAATCAGGCATCTTCATTTTGCTAGGGGTGTAAGACTTATCATAAAATATTACTCTATTATTAGGTTGAGCGGCAAAATGACCATTCTCTAACTTAATAATGTTAAACGATTTATGTTGACTAGGTGTTTCACTAAAACCAACATTTATGTCTTGATTTGTTGCATTGCAACTATCTATAGTAAACATGTAATGTCCACCATACCACTTCTTTTGTGGTGATAGATATTTACACATATTACCACCTAAGAAATTCTTTTCTATTACTGATATATCATAACTGAAACAATCCCATAATTGCAACTCTGACAAAGGCAAACTTTCTCCGTAATCTTCTTTCCAAACAAATGCTGATATAGGTAACTTATCATATAAAGCACCATAGTTTGGTAAATAAGTTTCAAAGTATAATGCTCTACCTTGAATAGATTTAACTGAAATCCATAGTCCTGGTTCTAATTCACCATGACCTTTTTCTAAGTCATACAGATATTCTTTTTTTACAAAAACATCTACATGAGGTAAGTTGCTACATAAAAATGCCATTGTTTATCCTTTTATATCTTACAAGCATCGCAATCGTCTTCGTCTTGCTCTACTTGGGGTTTTGTTTCATCATGCCAACCTATAGAATGTTTAGGTTCATCATCTGTTTTACCATCATTTGTATTTTGATAGTAAGATGTTTTCCAACCATACTTATAGGTAGTCAACAAGTCTTGTGCCATAACTGACACAGGTACTTCATTATTATCATAGTTTGCTGGATTGTATGACCAGTTACCTGATATGCCTTGGTCAAAATACTTTTGCATTACTGCAACTATCTTAATATAACCATCGTTATTAGGCATATCCCATAGCAAAGTATAATTATTTTTAAGAGTAGAATACTGAGGTACTATTTGTTTAAGTGTACCTTTTTTACTTTTCTTAACAGAAAGGTAATCACGAGGAGGTTCAATACCATTTGTTTCACCTGAGACCACAGACGAACTCTCTGATGGCATCTGTGCCGATAAGGTTGAGTTGCGTAACCCATGTGTTCTAATGCTCTTGCGAATGCCATCCCAGTCATAACTTAGTTTCCTCTTTACGATATCATCTACATCTTTCTTGTATGTATCAATCGGTAATTTTCCATCGCTATATTTAGTCTTATCAAAGTATGAACACTTGCCTTTTTCTTTTGCAAGATTAGTAGATGCTTTCAATAGATAATACTGAAATGCCTCTGATAATTCATCTACAAGTTTCCATGCTTCTTTATCACTATACTTAACTTTATGTTTTGCAAGATAGTGTGCAAGACCTATATAACCGATACCTAAACTTCTTCTTGCTTTTGTAGATATCTCTGCCGCTTTGACAGGATACTCTTGATAATCTATAATCTCATCTAATGCTCTTACAGATATGTCGCATAGTTCTTCTAAATCATCTAAGTCTTTCAAGATACCCACATTGATTGCTGATAAAATACACAATGCAATTTCACCTTGGGTATCATGCAAACTTTGAATAGGTTTAGTAGGTAATGTGATTTCTTGACACAAGTTTGACATATTAATTTTATCTTTGAAAGAACTATGACTATTTGCATGGTCAATATTCATAATGTAAATACGACCTGTTTCCGCTCTTTCTTTTAAGAGTTCTAATATCAAAGTTTGACAATTTACTTTTTTCTTAGGTACTGAATATGCTCTCTCATACTTTTCATATAGTTCATCAAACTCATCTGTACCGAATGCATCATATAGACCTGGTACATCGTGAGGTGAGAATAAACTAATGTCTTCGTTCTTTAGAAATCTTTCATAGAATAGTTTAGATAACTGAATAGAATAATCTAGTTTTCTAACTCTATTATCTTCACTACCTTTATTGTTTTTTAGTACAATAATGTCTTCTATTTCTTTGTGCCATATAGGGAAGTGAGTGGTTGCACTACCACCTCGGACACCATTTTGAGTACAACATCTAACTGTTGCCTCAAACTTTTTAAGGAAAGGGATGACACCCGTATGCTGAACTTCACCACCTCTGATTTTTGAGTTGATTCCTCTAACCCTTCCTGAATTGATTCCGATGCCGGCACGCATTGAGACATAATAACCAATAGCACTATCAGAATTAAAAATACTATCCAAAGTATCGTCCACATCAACCAAGACGCAAGATGCAAACTGACGAATAGGAGTACGAACACCGGCGAGAACAGGAGTTGGTATATTAATTTTAAATCTAGATATCGCATTGTAATATTTTTTAACATATGATAACCTACTTTCTTTTGGATATTGTGCGAACAAAGTCGCCGCTACAAGTAGATACATGAACTGAGGGGTCTCATATATCTCACCTGAACTTCTATCCTGTATTAAATATTTGTCAACTACTTGCTGAAGACCTGCATAGGTAAACAAATAATCTCTATCGTGGTCAATAAACTTTTCTAGTTTATTCCATTCAGCATCATCATAATATGAAATTAAATCTTTATTGTAAACACCTCTTTCGATATTCTCTTTAACTAAATCTTTTAGTCTAGGATATTCGAAACGACCGAATACTTGCTTTCTCAATCCATACAATAATAGTCTTGCGGCAACATATTCGTAATTAGGATTTTCTAATGAAATTAAATCTGAGGCAGATTTAACTAAAATCTTTTGTATATCTTTTGTATTAATACCATCAAAGAACTGTATTCCTGTATTCATCTCTACTTGTGATGATGAAACACCTGAAAGGTCTTCACATGCTTGTTGTGTCATTTTTTGAATTTTCGTGATATCTAATGGTTCGTTTGAACCGTCCGACTTTACTACAGAAATTGCTTCTTTGTTCATTTTTCCCTCTATTAGTTTTTTACTCTGAATATTAAATATAATAAATTTTGCGTTGCGTTTATATTAGGTTGTCTAACTTGCCAAGCACAATTATTTTTTACTACAATAACTCTACCAGGAAAACTAGTAATACACTCGCAAGGTTCACTATCTTTAAAAAATAATGTTTCACCACCCCAATGATTAGACCATGCTCTTGAAAAATTACACATAACAACTATACCATCATCTGCACCTTTGAAAGGTACAGGATACTCATCATGCTTATAATGAATGACCTCAGGAAAGAGTACAGGTTTACCTTTGTATTCTTTCATGCTAGGATGCTCATCAACAATCTGACCTAGACATCTTTCAGCAAGGTCTTGTATTTCATCTTCTCTAAAATTTATAATATTTTGATACTCTTCAGTATCGTTTTGTGTGATAATATTATCGAAGGTAACTATATCAGGTTCTACTTTACTTGCTGACAAGTTATAATTAATATCTTTTTCATCTCTATGTTTTAATCCACCACTTCTCATATTTAATCCTTGTTTAGTTTCGTTTCTTCAGGGTTATGTTTTACCATCTCTGTTGTCTTTTTATCATCGTCTTTATGATGTAACTTGTAGGCAAGTGTATATCTATAATCTTTCATATAAAGACTATTCACAGATCCTGCTCTGTGCAATTTAAATCCATCAAAGAATACTGCACGACCAGGTTTAGGTGATACTATTCCTACTGCGTCATTTTCATCATCAAAAAATACTGTTTCGCCTGCATGTTGTATACCCACATCAATGTTCATATAAACTAAACAGGTTGTATGATTGTAGTCTCTATGAGGTAAACAAATTTCATTTGCCTTCCATGCATTCATGTATGCACGACCTATCCATAAATCTACATTTGTTAACTCTTGTGCTTTTGTTAAAATTTTATCATCAAACTCTTCTCGCCAGTCAGGATTTAAATCTGCAATCATACCTGACAAGACATTATCTTGCTGAAATATATCTCTCTCAAATGCATTCCATGTTAACTCTTTTACTTTTCTCTGATATTTTACTACCTCATCGGGCATCAAAAAATTATCTATTACATCTATACGCATTTCTTCCACTCATTTAACTTGTTCATTGCTCCGAGATTAGAGTAAGTGTTGTTACTTATAATATCCTTAATCTCACCTTGTGTATAACCTGCAACTATCATATCATTAATATCTTTTTCAACAATAGAGTCCTGCCAGATACAAATTGATGCACCTTGCTCTATTACCTTTTTCATTCTCTTGATTATTTCAGGATTGCGAGGTTCATTATCAAACACATATGTTACATCATACTTTCTATACTCTACAGGTAAGTCTGCACCTGCCATTGCAATAGAATTATCTATAAACATTGCATCAATAGGACCCTCTGTTACATACACTTTTTCCGATAAATTTACTTTGTCTAGGTTGTATAACTTCGGCATGTTATCTAACATGATAGTGATATACTTAGGTGTCTCTTTACCGAATGCTCTACCTTGAAAACCAAAGAGTTTGCCTTTCTCATCATAGAAAGGTATTAGCAATCTAGGATGGTCAGACTTGACATTAGGAAACTTATTAGGTATAATGCCGTTAACAAATGTCATAAAATTATTCACAAGATATAGTTCATTCCACTTATCTTCAGGTATCATTCTGCGTTTTAGATAATCTCTTACAGGATGCTCAAAAGATAGTCTAGAGACGGTTTTAAGGGTCTGTAGGAGGTGTTTCTGTTTAATTACGACTGATTGATACTCTATATCATCATGCATCGTATGGCGTTGTTCACCGTTAGAATATCTTTCTAAAATGTATCG